TTATAATCAAAAACAAAAGACGGTGATCGGAAATGAGTATTTATTACCTAGAATTCGTGAACAAGTAAAATTCAATAAAGAAGATATTATTATTCCAGATGAAACGATTCATTATATTATTGAAAATCATTGTAATAAAGAAGATGGTGTTAGAAATCTAAAAAGATGCTTAGAAATTATTTATACAAAATTAAATTTATATCGTCTAATGAAACCAGATACGAATTTATTTGAAGAGGATATGTCATTAAAAGTAAGTTTTCCTTTTACAGTTTCAAAAGAAATTATTGACAAGTTAATTAAAAAAGATAAAGATAATATTTCTGCTTTATACAGCATGTATGTGTAAGTATAATAAATAAATTAAAAATAAATAACCGTGTCTATATAAATCTTTTGTATATATTTTTATAAAAGATCTTTTTTTATAAAAATAAAAATAAAAATATAATTTTTTTTGCTCCACTTTTTAAAAGTGGATTTTAAAGTGTATTTTTACCAAATGGTATTTGTATTGTGCCACCACATCCCATCTCCTTTTTTTACATCATATAATGCTCTAAAAACATCAGAACGTGTCAATGGAATATTACAACGATATTTATCAAGTGGATGTGGATTTGTTTTTAATTGTGCTGTAAGAGCTTTTTTACCTATTTTTTGTTTTTGTTGATATGCAAAATAAGTATAAAATACTTCAAATGAAAGACGACAAATTGGTATTAAATCTTTATTATTTTCTTGGAAATCTCTCAAATATTCATTACATATTGACATTCCAGAAATATCCGCAATATCTTCACCAAGTCCAATAGATGCATCAAAGACAATTCCATCTCTTAAAGCAAACTCTTCATATTGTTTAAGGACGTCTTGTTGTATAGCTTTAAATTTTTTTTTATCGTTTTCTGTCCACCAGTTGTATAAATTTCCTTCATAATTATATTGACTTCCCCAATCATCAAATCCGTGGGATATTTCATGTGCAATCGTAAAACCAATATGTGCCAAGTTATACTCTATTCCTCTTTCACTCATATCTACAAATGGTTGTTGAATATAACCTAAATTAATAAAAATACTATTTTTAGAAGGAGTATAAGAAGCATTCACAATGTAAGCTTGTGTTCCTGACATTTTAACAGGATATTGCGTCCAATCCATCATTGGAATGTCTATAAACGGCTTTCCATCTAACTCCGTGAATTTTTGATGTCTCCAGTCAAATATCTTCATCATATTATCATATAAATTTGTGTTATAGTCTAACAATGGATCTTCTCTCTCGTTACTTATATGACCAACTACAAATTTTAAATGTTTTAATTTCATTAATGCGTATTTTTTGGTAGATGGAGATAACCAACTATTACGCATCATAATTCTTTCAAAAACAATTTTTAAGTCCTCACATAGTATTTGAACATATTTAATAGCTTGTGGATTTTCATATTTAGCCACATATTGTTCTGTTAAAAATTTATTAAATGGAATAGACATATAAAGAGAAGCACTTACTGCGTCACTTGTGTTAAGTCCTCCTTGCCCTCTTTGGAATTCACCATAAAATTCAAATAAAATCTTTTCCCATCCTCTGGTTAATCTAACAATTCGTTTTAATAATATAAATATCCAATACGTTCTCCATTTTTTGGAAGTCCAATTTTTAATCATTAAATCAGATCCGCATTTTAAATAATTTAAACTTGTCGTGATAAAAAATTTAGGAGTTTGTTTAAATCCTAATTCTTTTGAAAATTCTTTCCAATCAAAATTATATTTTTTTAGTGCATCTTCTGCATAAACTCTATTATATTGTTCTTCCATTTTTGTGGTAACATCAGTACAACCTAACGCATTAAATAATTCAACTTCTACATCATACACATCTTTTCCATCTAAGTCATTCGGACCTAAACAGGTATCAAATATTTTTTTACAATTTTTAAAATAGGCATTTCTGTATTTTCTTTTATAATCTACATCTTTTCCGTCATCATAATAAACACTTAAATCAACTAAATTAAAACCACATGCATTTATGTAACATCTAAAAACGGATGACTCTTTACTATCAGCAAACATGGAAAATACAAAAGGAGCACCAGAAGATATCATTTCATTACTATTATAGTAAGCAAGTAATTTCCATACATTTTTTTCATTGATTAAATTATCAACTAATTTTATAGCTTCTTTGGATAATTTTTTACTATTTTCAATATTATTCATGTTAATTACAGAACTATAAAAGTTTTTTAAAACTTTAGATAATTTATCATCATGTGATTTAATATAATTTAAAATAATTTCATTTAATTGTATATATACTTTATCTTGTGCTAATCTGAAATCATCTACTTGTACCATATAATCTTGTTGTTTTGTGATGGATACATTTTTTAACCACAAATAATTTATATAACTATAAAAGTCATTTTGTGCTGTTATATGAGAAGGTGAAAATTGTGTTAGTAATTCTTTCACAAACTCTTTTTTTTTACGCTCATTTGTCCAATTTAATTTTTTCATAGGAATCGTTTTGCTAAATTTTTCTTCAAATGGTTCTAAACCGATTGGACAATTTTTTGGAATTAATTGGTAATAATTAACATTTTTTTTTGTTTTATTCTTTTTATTTTCTTTATTTCTTATTGTTTTTGTCATATAATATATTAATATTTTTTATTAGTATATTTTATTATTATATTATTATATTAGTAAAAATCCAAAATTGTATTTTAATAATTTTTATTTAATACTCAGAATATGGGACATTATTTCCACCACGTGTAACTAAATAATTATATTGTCCAGTTGTCATACATGCACAACCACTACTGTTAGAATATGTGTTAGGACAACATTCTGGTTTAAATGGAGTAGTGGCAAACATAGATAATTCACCATTTGGTAAAGGGATTGGTTGGTTTGGACGATTTAAAACAGCTTTTACACCTTTACTTAATGGTTGCCCAGGAGTAACTGTCATATTTGGTAAACTCCATGAAGCTGTATCAATCGGTGCCATAGAAACATTTAAACTATAACGCGAAGATTCTCCATAATTTGTATTTGCACCAACAAAACCTTCTAGTTTACCAAAGATATTTGTAAGAGTCTCTTTTACTCCAGATACACTTGAACATCCACAAACAGTATGTCCAACTAAAATTAAATAGACAACGCCAATTAAAACTAATAATTCAACATTTAATTTATGTCCTAATATTGAAATATCCATATTATACATATTTCATAGATAATAATTTTCAAATATTTTTAGAAAAAAAGAAATCAATATTTGTGTTATAATCATAAAATTTTATTTTATCAATACAAAAAGTATTTTTATTTGTTAATAAATGATATAATATATTTTTCTTTTTTTGTTTTGTATCTTTTATATATCTATCTAAATTTAAGTTATCTGTAAATAAATTATTATTATTATTTTTATCATTTTTATATAGATATAAGTTAGGTCCTCCTTCTACAATAACATTGTTTCCTAAATAATATCTGTGTTGTGAAATTAAATTTTCACCATCTATTTGAACAATCCCATAAACGGTCTCTCCTTCACTTAAAATATCTCCCACCATGATATTTTTGATTTTTCTCTCTTGACCACTTTTTAATAAAATTTTTGTATCACCTATAAACCCACCATCCAAATATTTATGGATATCAGAATTGTTATTTAGGTTACATTTTTGTTTTATAATTTCAATACTTTCACCATATATTTCATCCCAATCAGTAAATATAGTATTATTAATAGTAATTGTTTTATTACTAGTATTCAAACAATACAAAAACGACTCTTCATATCCTGAAATTTTAATCGAATGAGGATGTTCGGAAACTTTGATCCACTTGTTACAATAATTTACAACATGTGAATCTGAAACAATAACTCCATTTAATTGATACATTTCAGATCCTTCTTTTAAAACTTTTACTTTCCCAGTTACTTTATTTCCATTGATCAATATGTCACCTACTTTTACGTCAATGATTTTTTTTTGTGATCCATCATCCATAACAAGTAATGTATATTTATCAAAACATTTAATTTTGGGAATACTTAAATCAGGTTTTACTTTCAAATATTTCATCATAAAAGCAAGTATAATTGCCATAGGAATAGAAATAGCTAAAAACACGGCGGTCATTGCACTAGCAGCTCCCCATGTAACAGGGACTGCCCATAATCCGATAACAATAGCTGCCAATACAATTAAAATAGTAATAATCATTTCAGCAATCGCACCCATTAATGCTTGTAATGTATAAAATGCACCAAGCGTTGTAAATAATCCAGCAGTCATTGCACCTTGAATTTTTCCAATCACATCTTTTGTACTAATAATAATTTTTTGCAAACTGATAGATACATTCATAATTCTTCCCATAATTTCTTCTACTACCGTTTGAAAAAAAGTTCTAATTTTGTCAAACATTGCGCGAATAGAGTTGATAGATTTTTTCAAATCATCTAAAATTCCACTAACTAAATTGGTGACAAATGTAATTGGTTGAAGAAACACTCCAGAAATATTTGACATTATATTTTGTGTGCAATAGGAAAAATTTTGAGATGTAAAGTCTCCGATAGATGTTCCGTCTGGTTTATTAATGATACCAGCAAATGGGATAATGTAGGGTTTACAACGTTGATTTTGCCAATCATCTTTAATTGGAGCTATATTTATCATAACAAAACAATAGGAACAAAGAACAATTAAAATAATGGTAATCAAAAAAAATACCATTACGGATCCTCCATATTGATCAAGATATGATAAGTTTTTGTACATTTTTTCTATATTTTTTAATCCTGTATTTATATCCATGTATATATAGTAAATGGATAATAATGATTTCAAACTATTTCAAAATATTTCAAAATATTTATATTTTTATCTGCAATTCTATTGATTTGTTAAAACATGATCATCTTCCCAATCCCAAAAAGTTTCAGAACCTATTACTATTTTATTATCACTTGTAATTAGACAACTAAACCATTCAATTATTATTTCAGTTTTTATTGCTTTCTCATAATTTTCAACTGGAACATATTTTTTACTCTTTTTATCAAATATTAAATGAGAACCTGTAACATAAATATCTGCTCCATCTACTCCTGCTCCCCTTATAATATATAAAGGCACTGGATCATTTTTATTATCTAACTTCATTGTTACACTCACAATAGAACCATTTTCTAAAACATCTCCTAAATTTACATCTTTTATAGAAACAATTGTTCCATTTTTTAATTTTATTTTTGTATCTGGATGAAAGCATTTTCCTAATGCTTTTACAAGTTGTCCTGCTGGTCCATTCCATGCACTCTTCATTGTTTTAATACTTCCATCCAATATATACATTAAGGTTACCATAATTCCAATTGTTTTTCCTATTAAATCTTTTATACCAATAATTATTTTTTGAAATTCAATAACTAAATTTAAAAAGATTCCAAAAACAGATTCAATAATGCTTGAAATAAGTGTTCTTATTTTATCAAACATAGCACGAACCATATTAACTTCATTTAAGAACCCTGACAACATACTAGTCATAGAACTTGTTAAAAAAGTAATTGGTTGTAATATAAATCCCATAAAACTAGACATACTATTTTGAATACAATAGACGAAATTTTTATCAACGTCATCAGCTAATAACATGTACATAGGATTACAACGATAAGTAGCCCAATTATTTTTAATATCTTGAAGTTGACTAAAATAAAATACACCTATAATATATAATCCAAAAGCTAAATTTACATATACAAAATTTATCCAATTTTTTCCAGAAGGCATTTCACTTATATTATTAATATAATATAATTATAATTTTTATACTTTAACTAAGATATTTTACTAACATGTTTTGAGTTTATATTTATATTTTTTAACAAATGGGAATTATATTATCATGAGTAATTATTCTTTTAATTTTTTAAAAAATATAAATAATTATCAAAATCAAAATCAAAACTACAAAAATAATTCAAATAGTTATAATAAAAACTTTTACGATAAAAATATGAACTATTATATTTGTAGTTATGGAGGTTGTGGTTCTACTGTTTTAATGAATTATCTATCTAATTTTGGAAATGTCTATCATATACACGATCGTTATCCTCCATCTAAGTTAAAATATGTTGGAAAAAAAAATACCGATCAAGAAGTATATAGCGAATGGTTTAATGATGTTGATATTCCTGATACAGAATTAAAAAAATATAAAGTAATTTATATTTATAGAAATCCATTATATGTTATTTATAGTAGACTTGCAAAACCTACAGGTCCCAATACCCCTCATTTACAACATATTATGTGTGACAATGATGGAAATATAGCTTTGTATGATGTTTTACATAGTAAACAAGATTTGTATAAATTAGAAGAATTTTTTGATAATTATTCTAGTAAAAAAGAGAGAAATTATCATATATATTGTGTAAAATACGAACAATTTTGGAACAATATTAGTTTATTTAATAAAGTAATGGAAATTCCAGATATAAAAGAATTATATCCAAGAAAATATGAAAAACCCAAAAAAATACATTTTGAAAATACGTTAAAACTGATTTATGGAAATTTATTACAAAAAATGGCTCATAGGAATTTCATAGAAGTTGTCTAAATTTAAAATTTTCTTTTTTTTGATTTTTTTCCACCACTATAACAACCCCATTTCCAATCAGAGTTTGTATTGCCTCCTTTCCTTCTTCTACTAAGTTTACGACTATTAAGTTTACGACTATTAAGTTTACGAGTATTAAATTTACGACTATTAATGTTTCTCTTTTTATATCCGCCTTTCTTATTTAATGCCTCCGAGTCATAAGAAGCATTTGCTACTTGTTGTGTACTAATTTGTGAATTTTGTTGAACTTGATTATTTGGACTTCCACCAGGTCCACTTTGATCAGAATACTGCATCTGAAATTGTGGAACAGCAACCGCACCACCTCTTCTTTTTTTACCATTTCTTTTTGTAGTAGATTTTCTTCTTTTTCTCATTCTTGACCCACCTACCGCAGCACTTAAACTAGCACTCTTTTGACTTATATTTGCATTTGATTGAATCGCAGAGTCTCTAGGATTACCTGCTAACATGGCTTTTTGTGTAGGAAATTTTAATCCTGGAACATTTGTATTGTTTGTATTTGATGACATTTATATAATATATATCTATAATTATATTTCTATAATTATATTTTATTTTTTGCATTTTAATTTAAAAAATATAATACTTATTATACTATAATGGATATAATGGATGATAAACAAAGACTACAACTTCAAAATATGATAAAAGTAAATGGAACTGAAAATTATACGGATATAATACGTGAATTAAAACACAGTCAATTGCTAAGAAATGAAGTCAATAAACTTATTTTTATTAAGGCTAAATATCGTGGTGATAACGAACAAATTTATTTAGAAAGTGTTAGTGAATGTAATTTTTTGTTTACTTATTATACCGATATTTATAATAAATTAAGAAAGGATGAACTTGATATTAATATATTAAATAAATTATTAGATGTACTTAAACAAATTGAAGATGGAGAATTAGATCAACATGAAGGTTCTTTTATTGTTGGTACGATTTTAAAACAATTATATGTAGATAGTGCATTAAAGAAGGCTGATAAACTAAATGAAAACAGGGAAGAAGTAAAAGAATCTAAAAAGGCTGAAGTTCAGATTAGTTGGAAACAATTTAAAAATCTAAATGACAAGTAACTTTAATATAAATACAAATATAAATACAAATATAAATACAAATATTAATATTTTTATATAAATGAATAATTTTAATCTGAATAAATTTATAAATCGTCTACCATTAGATATTGTTTTAGAAATTATTCCATATACCTATCATTTACAAAGTAAAAACTTATTAGATGATATTATAAATTACAATGAAACAAAAACATTTTTATTTGAATTATATTATAAATGTTGGATAATAGAGAGACAAAGTTTAGATCCAGAAGAAGATAAAAACTGGTTAATCAATGATATTTCTGCTTATGCAAATGGTTACAACGCTACTATGTATGGATATGTTGAAAAATTTTATCATATTTTCAAGAGACATCTTTGTTTACAAACCAATGAAGAGGTAGACAAATATGTCTATCATTTGGAAAAAAAAGGAGTAGATACACAAATAAATATTTTTTTAGGATTGTTAACGGTGAAAGAAAGAAATGATCTTATTATTACTTTTGCAATTAGAAATTAAAATTAAGGTTAAGTGTGTAAATTTAAGGCTGGAAATCTTAAGGCTGGAAATTTTAAGGGTTAAAAATTTCATTAATAAAAATATATATTAAACACATATTGCATTTAATATATAGATGACAAAAAAATATTTTACGACGACTAGTCTTGTTATTGTAGAATCTCCTGCAAAATGTAAAAAAATAGAACAATATTTAGGTCCGGGTTATAAAGTGATGGCTTCTTATGGCCATTTACGTGAACTTTCTTCTCTCAACAACATAAATATAGAAAATAATTTTCAACCAACTTTTACTATTATTGACAATGAAATCAAAAAAAAACAAATTGAAAAAATCAAAAAAGAAATTAGTAATGCAAGTGAAGTGATATTGGCTTCGGATGATGATCGTGAAGGAGAGGCTATTTCATGGCATATATGTGAACTCTTTCAATTAGATGTAAATAAAACGAAACGAATCATATTTAATGAAATTACTGAATCAGCTTTACAAAATGCGATTAAAAATCCACAAAAATTAAATATGAATTTGGTTTATGCACAACAAACTAGACAAATATTAGATTTACTTGTC